GAGACTGGCGAAGTTGAGCAGCTAATCGTAGGCTTCGACAAGAACGCCGTCAACGGTCAGGTAGACACCTATCCGCTAGCCCGTCTCTTGGCTCCCAGCGAAGTAGCTAAGTACAAGGCACCAGACGGTAAGGGCGGGTACTTCTGATATGACAACTCAGGCCGACAAGGCTTGGATCAACGACTTGAAGGACGCTTACCTACAGGGGGCGTCCGACGTCGAGATCTGCAAGATCCTTAAGATGACTCAACGAGAGTTCGACTCCTACTACGAGAAGTCTCCAAACTTCAAGGAGATGGTAGATATCGGACGTATGATGGCTAAGGCGTGGTGGTATGAGCAAGGTAGACGTAACATCGAGAATACCAAGTTCAACACTACGCTATGGTCATTCAACATGAAGAACCGCTACGGTTGGGCTGACAAGACTGAGAACACTTCGGTCGATGCTGACTTCGAGGATATGGATCTCAGCAAGCTAGAGCAGATGCTTCGTAAGAAGGCACCTAGCGTACTACGCTTAATCAAGCCTACCATGACTGATGCAGAGATTGTGAACCTCGATGCCAATTGACTTTGATTCCGATCTACCCTTGAATCCCTTTAAGCGCGTCTTCTCTTTGGAGGACGAGCTAGAGATGATGGACGCTGCCCGTCCTGACAAGGACAAGGATAACCGTAAGTCAGCGGCTCGTAAGATCTATGAGGTCACTAAGCTGATGGAAGTCTACGAGCGAAAGCTAGCAGAGGCAGGTACTAGCAAGTGGTTCGTGGACGGTACTACTACCGACATCTCTAACTGCCCGAGACATCGTGCTTTTTTCGAGGCCGGTGCCGTTTACCACGAACGTCTGTTCATGGCAGGCAACCGCCCGTTGGTTGCAGGTACAAAGGTACGTACGCCAGACGGCTACCACAAAAACATTGAAGACTTGAAAGAGGGAGATAAGGTACTAGCATATCAACTAAGTACTAACTCCCTAGTAGAAGCTAAAGTAACTAAAACGTATCACTACAATGAGCCAGCCTTTACTTACTCTAACGGAAAAGGCGTGTCCGTGTCTAGTACCCCAGACCATGAGTTTTTATATGTGTCTGGTAAAGGTGTATTGCGTCAAGATAAGGCAGAAAGATTAGCAGGTAAAGTGGATCGCAAAGTAGTAGTCCCATGTAAGTGGGATGTAGAAGAGAAAGATCCCGGCTTTTCAGAACGAGAGGCTTTACTGCTAGGACTACTAACTGGAGACGGGCACCTGTGTGCCAGAAATAGTCAGTTCAAGTTCACGAACAAGGCTAAGGAGTTAGTAGACTTGGCGGTAGCTTTAGGAACTGAGTTAGGAACGCAGCCGCGAGTAGTAAATAGCGGTACTTTTTATGATGTGTATTTTCCTAAACCCGAAAAAGGCAAAGGTAAGAGCACTCTGTTTCTGCTGCTAGAGCGTACTAATTTATTGGGAACTAAGTCAGGGAATAAAACTGTACCCCAGTCACTTTTCTGCGCTCCGGTAGGGCACATCAAAGCTTATCTGCACGGACTGCTAGCTACTGATGGCTATTCGCGTTTGGGTAGGTATTGCCTCAGTACTACGTCCGCCTTGCTAGCCGAGGGCGTAGTGTCCTTGTGCCTCCGCCTTGGAATCAGAGCTACTGTCGCTACGCGTAATCGTAAAGACCCTAACCATGCTGACGAGATTGTAGTATCTATTACAGGAGACGACAATCTAAAAGTTATCGGCAATGTGCCAACCAAGCCCTACAAGCTACGGGGTGGTCGTGGACGAGCAGAGGTGCAAGCAGTCAGCTTTACAAAAGCAGAAGCACTAGGCAACAAAGATGTCTACTGCATCACTATTGACCATCCAGATCACTTGTTCGTAGCTAATGGATTAGTTACTTCCAACTGTGGTAAGTCCATCTCGGGAGCTTTTGAGACGGCGTGTCATCTTACCGGACTGTATCCAGAGTGGTGGGTAGGTAAGCGTTTCGATCACCCGATCTCAGCTTGGGCTGCCGGTCAGACGGGTCAGACTACACGCGATACCTGCCAGAAGGAGCTGCTCGGACCTCCGGGAGCCCTCGGCACTGGCATGATTCCTAAGGAGCTTATCCTAGGGACGGCGGTAAAGCAGGGCGTAGCTAACGCTATCGAACTAGTTAAGGTACGCCACGTATCAGGAGGAGTATCGGTACTAGGATTCAAGTCCTACGATCAGGGAGTCAAGGCGTTTTACGGTACGGCACAGCACGTAATCTGGCTAGACGAGGAGTGTCCTGACCTGATCTACAACGAGTGCTTGATCCGCACCATGACTACTGGTGGTATCCTGTACGTTACGTTCACTCCGCTGCACGGTATCACCCCGTTCATCGTTAACTTCTGCAAGAACGCCAACTTCCTAGCCGGAGCTTCTCCAGTCACGATCATGACGGACGAGGAAGAGGAAGAGCAGCTAGGTATTGGTAACAAGGCCAGCCGCGCTGTAGTCCAAGCTGGATGGGATCACGCTCCGTGGCTAGATGAAGATACCAAGAAGCGTCTAGAGGACAATACTCCTCCGCATCTACGTGAAGCTCGTCGTAACGGCACCCCATCGATCGGCTCCGGTAACGTGTATCCGATTCCAGTAGAGGAGATCGTGGTAGATGATTTCACCATTCCCGGTCACTGGCCTAAGTGGTATGGCCTAGACGTGGGCTGGAATAGAACCGCCGCTGTTTGGTTAGCCAAGAATCCAGACGATGGGTCTATCTACGTGTACTCAGAGCACTATCGCGGACAGGCTGAGCCAGAAGTTCACGCCGCTGCTCTGAAGTCTAGGGGTGACTGGATCCGTGGGTGTATCGATCCGGCATCCAAGGGACGTTCTCAGGTAGACGGCCGCAAGCTAATCGACGTGTACCGTAAGCTAGGACTCAAGCTAGTCGAGGCCAATAACGCCGTAGAAGGTGGTATCCAGAACGTCTGGTCGCTACTAAGTTCAGGTAAGCTCAAGGTATTTAAATCCTGCGTGAACTTATTGAAGGAGTACATGGTCTATAGACGCGACCTTCAGGGAAGGATCGTAAAAGATAATGACCACGCCCTAGACGCTCTGCGCTACGGCATCAATACTGATAACGTAGCCATGGTCCAGCCGACCAATACGGCAAGACATTACGGAGCCGCTAGTGCCCTCGGAGGAATCAGATATGACACCTAACGATATGCCCGTCGAAGCCGAGCAGGATCTACTGCAGGCTACCCCGGAAGAGCTAGAAGAGCAGGCACGTCAGGCGGCAGAGGCCGAACGCGAACGCCGCGAAGCCCTGCTCAAGGATCTAGCCGCTACCGTAGAGTCAAAGTTTGAGACTCGCCGCAAGAACCGCTCAGGCAAGGAGCGTCAGTGGCAGGAGTCTATGCGACTATACTACGGATCCCTAGCCAAGGTAGGAAAGGTAGGCGTAAGTCCTGATCGCCCGTTTTCGAAAGAGGCTTCAGCCGATCGTCCGGACTACAACATCGTACGTACCAAGTGCGATATCGCCATTGCTCAGCTAATCTCGCAGCAGTTTGCTGGCGGAGATAAGAACTGGGACCTAGTACCGTCTGGGGAAATGGACGCCCAGTCCTGCATCGGAATGGAAAACACGATGGTACGTCAGCTCGATAAGAGCAAGTACGGGTATGAATCACGTACGGCTATCGAAGACCGCGTAATCCTAGGTTCTGCCGTTCTTAAGGGTCCAGTAAACACCAGCAAGGTTAAGTCATCTTACAAGCTAGATCCGACTAGCGCTCAGTGGGCTCCAGTATTCCAGTCCAACACCGAGCCGTCTTACGTTCGTGTCGATCCGTGGTACTTCTATCCGGACGATTCGACTAACGACTTCTGCTCAAGCGAAGACACGATCGAGCTACACCCACTCTCTAAGACGGAGATGGCCAAGTACTCTAAGCATCCCGGCTTTATCCGCGATGCAATCATCGAGCTGCTCAAGGAAGACCCCAAGGACTATAGTACTTCCGCCATTGAGGAAGCTTCGGCTCTCATGGAGACTAGCCAGTCTTACATGAAGAACAAGTATATGGTCCTAGAGTATCACGGTCCTGTTACTTCCGAACAGCTAGAAACTCTAGGCATCGTCCCGTCCTACGACTCAGTAGACGGCAAGACCTACTACGGCGAAGTATGGGTATGCCAAGGTAAGGTCATTCGCGTAGAGCTAGCTAACATCGAAGACTTCGAGCTACCGTATCAGGTGTGCGAGTACAAGCGTGACCCGGTCAGCCCGTTCGGCGTTGGCCTGCCCCTACTAGTACGTGACGCTCAGCGTGTCGTAACGCAGTCGTGGCACATGGTACTAGACAACTCGGCCATTTCTTCTGGTCCTCAGGTAGTTATGCAGAAGGATCTCATCGAGCCAGTAGACGGTGATTGGGAAATGCGCCCGCGTAAGGCTTGGTTCCTTACCGACCTATCAGCTAACGTCAATCAGGCGTTCCAGTTCTTCGTTCCGCCTAACGTATCCGGCGACCTAATGGCTGTACTCAATGCCGCCAAGCAGTTTGCCGAGGAAGAGTCAGGTATTCCGCTGATGTCTGCCGGTCTACAGAACGGAACCGCAGTAACTACCGACTCGGCTACCGGACTAGGACTGCTTCAGCAGGCTAGCACCACGCTACTTGACCTACTGAACGAGATGTGGGACGACAAGGTGACTACCCGCGTTATCAAGCGTCTATACGCTTGGAACATGCAGTACAATCCTGACCCGATGATCAAGGGTAACTTCGAGATCGACGTAAAGTCTAGCTCAGATTACCGTAACAAGCAGCTATACATCCGCGATATGGAGAAGCTCAGCCTAGAAGCTAGCCAAAATCCCCAGACTGGTAAGTACGTTAACCTAGACGAGCTGCTAGTTGCTCGCCTAAGCATGATGCACCTGCCCTCAAGCCGCATCATCCGTACTCCGGAGGAGGTAGCTGCCTACGAACAGCAGATGGCACAGGCTCAGGGACCCAATCCGGAGCTAGTTAAGTTGCAGCTAGAGGAAAGACGTCTAGCTCTAGAGGAAAAGCGTGCTGCGCTAGAGGAGCTAAAGCTAGAGTTTGAGTTCAATCAGGCTCAGCAGCGTGAGGCTTGGGAATTCCAAGAGCGTCAGGCTAATACTTACGCCCGAGTAGCGGAAGCGGAGGCTCAGGTAGTAGCCAGCCAGAACGAAAAGGACGTAGCCATGCTCAATCTAGCCGCTAAGGACGAGCAGTTCAGGGCTAAGCTAGGTACCGACCTAGAGATTGCCCGTATGCGTGAGGAGACTAAGGCATTCCTATCCGGTCAGCAGGACAATCGCAAGCAGATCGACCAGTTACTAACAGCCCGCGAGCAAAAGCTCAAGCGCGAAACCGGATCAGGTATCTAACATGAAAGCACGCATCCCTAACCTCAACATCTACGACTCAAACTGGGTAGCTATCAAGGACTTCCTAGCTGCCCAGCTACAGAAATCACGAGAAATGCTAGAAAATCCTGCATTAAGCCATGAGGATTCTTGCGTAATTCGTGGAAAGATCCTTGTTTACAAGGAGCTACTAGCCGCTGAACGTGATATTCAGCAGGCCGCGACTAGATCGCCAACTTAAACGGAGAATGAACTTTTATGAATAACACCCCTCTAAGCGACAGTGAAGCCCAGAAGCTATTTGCCAGCGTCAGCAAAAACCTTGATGACCCTGATAAGCTAAATGAGATTCTGGGTGCGACTACGGTGCCGGATCCTGATCCCGCCCCGCAAGTAGTAGAGGAAGAGGTAAAGCAGGAAGTAGTTGAACAGGAAGTAGAGAAGAAGGAAGAAGAGAAGCAGGCCCCGACGCAAGAAAGCGAAGCTCAGGTCCCGGCAGCTCAGCCGGAAACCGCCCTATCAAGGGAAGAGCTAGAGCGTCTAGTCCAAGAGAACAAGCTGCTGCAGCACAAGCACCGATCGGAGACTAATCGGACCGCTGCACTACAGCGTAAGCTCAACGACCTAGAAACTCGGCTAGCGTCACTCAGTCCTACCGCCGCACAGCCGCCAGCTAAGGCCGCTCCGGCAACTGAGGAAGGCGAAGACGACGATCTTGCAGAGCTAAAGCGTACCGACCCCGCCCTTTATCGGATTATCAAGAAGCGCGAGGAAGCCGCAGCAGCCCAGATCGCCAGTCTACAAAACACTCTTACGCAAGAGCTAGCTCCTGTAAAGCAGGCTTGGCAGAATCAGGAAGTAGCGTCCGAAAAGGCGAGACTTGCTGAGATGGTACCAAACATTGCAGAGGTTGTACAAAGTGAGGCGTTCCATACCTTCGTAGGTAGCGCGTCTGATGGAGTAAAGCGTCTCGTAATGTCCAAGCACGCTGACGATGTTGTAGCAGGACTCCAAGTTTACTCTCAGTGGCTACAAGCAAACGGTATGGTTAAGCAGGCTCCGGCGCAACAGGAAGCGCCGCAAGCTGTGCCAAGTCCAGCCGCTAGTCAACTAGCTGGTGAGCGTGAACGTAAGCTACAGCAGGCGGTTACTGTAAAGAGTCCGGCTGCTCCCGAGAAGAAAGAACTCACAGCAGAAGAACTTTTCGCGCAGTCGTATAAGCATTTCCAT